TAATTGCTCCTCAACAGGAGCAATGATTTCATCTAGTTTTGCTGCAATATCTGATTGTTTGCCTTGTGTTTTCTTCGCAAGTTCACGAATGAACTGTATTTTTGCGTATATTGCTTTTGCTTCATCGTGAGATGCACCGATTGAAGCCTCAGACAGTCCGGTGGCTTCATCCATCAATTCACGAGCGGCGGCTGATGCTGGATCTTGTCCGACAAACCTTTCTTTGTTTTGTGATACGTACTCTTCTATGGTTGAGCGAACGCCTTTTTGTCCTTCCATTCCCACAACATACTTGTCCAAATCTGATGTTTTGAATCCAAGTTCTTTTCGTCTTAGTCCAATAGATTCTAGAAGACTGATTTCTGGTTTTTTTTCTGTTGCTTCGGGAGTCGGATCAGATGCTTCATCCGAAATGATGGGTGGTTCAGTTACAGCAACTGATGATGCTTTGGGAGTAGATTCTGCTTTCGCTCTGTCTCGTTCAGCAGCCTTTTCTGCTTTGATTCTGTTTTGTTCGGCAGCCTTTTCTGTTTTAATTCTGTCTCGTTCAGCAGCCTTTTCTGCTTTGATTCTGTCTCGTTCAGCAGCCTTTCTGTTTCGTTCAGCAGCCTTTTCTGCTTTGATTCTGTTTTGTTCGGCAGCCTGTTCTGCTTTGATTCTGTTTTGTTCAGCATTTAGTTTTGCTTTAATATTTTGTTTTGCGTCGTAGTCTTTTGCGGTTTTGTACGCATCAGAAAGAGCGTTTTTTGCCTTGACTACTTCTTTTTTTGCTGCACCAATTGCCCGAGGTTTTTCGGTTTTAGATATAAAAGTTCCGTTTGGATTACGACCATCGCGTGCTTTTGCTAGAACGTGTTCTGCATATTGAAGTGCATCGTTTGCGTTTGCAATTAGTTGTTGATATATCTCGTTACCCGTAGACATGAGACTCCCCCGAATTCATGATGTATAGGTCACAAAGATTTTTGGTTTCGTTTTCGTTCTTTCTCTTGCTTCAGATGATTGATAAGTAAATTTATATATACCTCTCTCTCCCAAGGAATCATGTTTTCCAGTTCATCAAGAGAGTATTTGTGGTGCTGCATTAGGTTGAACCCGATTTGATAGTATGACCCCAAGTCACTGTGACTCAGGGCTATTGAAAAAAATCGGACACACTTTTCATTTTTACAAGAACAGACTCTCCACAAGAGGGGCAGTTGTAACGGAATTCATATTTTAGTTCTGGTACAGTTTGCAGGAAATCCATGATGCTTTTAAATTGTTCTGGTAGTAGATTATCGACGAATGAAGATAGTTCTTCCTGATCAATTTCTTGTGATTCATAAACTTGACCGTCGAGAATTACAGATTCAATACACCTCTTTGCCAGATCGAATGCAATATCAACCTCGTTTTTTTCATAGTCGATTTCATGAATAGATGGGTATCTCATTATAAGTGTAAGATTGTCCGTTATTTTGATATTTGAATCTACGACTTCTTTCTCTTGTGGAGTAATTGTGATCTGATCAAGTTTTATTTTTACCGTGGTTGCATTGTTGCACTTGGAGCAAACAACTTGCGGCTTGGCTTCTTCTCCAACAGACTTTGATCGGATTTGTAGGAATGCGTATTCTGCATCCGCAGCACATAGTTTCTTGGTGTCTATGGTGTCATTTGTACAAGCCAGAATCACATTACGCATAGCGTCGTTGATGTTGTTGACGCTTTTTGATTGCAGTGCAATCAAAAGAACCTTTTCTTCTTTTACCACAAAAGGGCGAAACTTGACTTGAATTTTAGAAACAGGCAAAGTCATGCTGTATTGTGGAAGCGTAGCATTAGACAGATTCAATTTAGTCATAGTATTCCTTTTCAATGAAGAGTGTATTGACTCTAACTATTTATACTACCTGCGGTAATGTGGCAGGAACACCAACATTATTTATGGAAGGATACTCTATTGATGTGTATTTTCTGAATGATAGCGTAATGTCTTGTCGTATTACTTCGTTGTCTTTATCGTAGCCAAGTTGAATGTCTCCAATTGATTTGGGGTACACCTCTTCCACTAGTACTTCATGTAGGAGACTATCGTCTTTACCGAGTACCGATATCACCATGCTTGTGGTGTAGTCGTTGTAGTAGGCAAACTTATAGTCGTTTGGGTTACACACAATCTGCATCCATTTTTCAAAAAACAACCGCTCTTGCATATTTCTTGAAATCAGGTATGTGAGGTTGATTTCTCCTGCGTAAATTGGTTCATACGGCATATTTCGTGCCGGACCGTAGTACCGATACGGTATGGTTGAAAATGAGCGTCCAGGAATTGTTGCTGTCTCACACCGTAGAGACAATTGGCGAGACACTGCTGAGTTATTCGTAAAAAATACTCTTGGTGTGTTGATTAGCACAGAATATCGGTTGTTAAACACTAATCCTTGTGAAAGAATATTTTGTGTGATTTCGTTGATGTTTGATGGCAGATACGGCATTTACTTTCCTCTTATGAAGTTTCGGTTTATTTCTTGTCTTGATTTTCTGAACACTGTTACTGGTTTGGCGTTTTTAAAATTCATGCTGTTTGAAATTACCATCTCTTCCCACAGGTCAAACGGAATCATAACGGGTCTTTTTTCCATGCCTTTCCACATATATTTTCTGTAACATGGCTTGAAGAATCTGAAATTGCGTCTGGAATCTAACCGGTCGTAGTTCACCAACAGTCTAGTTTTCCAGTCTTCATTACCAATGATTTGAGGTAAGTTGTTAATGAGTTCATCAAATAAAAACTTTCTGTACTGTAAATCTAAAAAGTGAATATTGACTCCTTCAAACCCACCCCTGTAGGAATTTGTAATCAGTACTAGTGGAAATCTGTCGTAGTATGTATTTTTAGAAATAAAAGATTCGCTGATTGGTTTGTATTTGAAAAAGATCAGCAAACCAGGCATGAGTCTACTCGGCATTATCAGTTTGCCTGTTTTGTTCATTAGATGAAGAAATTGGATGTATGTCTGATCTGTAGAACCAAGAACCGTAGTAGTTTCGTCTAACAGTTTTTGCAGTTCTAGTTTGGGATTTACGGTATTCATTGTTTTTTGAATAGATCGTCTTCGGTTAGAATCTTAAACTGCCATCCTTTGGCATCAGACACTCGTTTTGCTGCTTCCCATTTGGCCTTGTTGGTAATCCATGTTTTTACTTCAGTGACATATCCTCTGGTTATACGCTTTTTCTTTTCGGGTTCTCGGCATTGCTTCTTGGGTTTGATTTCTACCAGCCAAGTTTTGATGCCTTCATTTGTTTTTATTTCAACCAAAAAGTCTACAAAGTATCTGTGCTGTCTTTTGTCTAATGGATTAACATACGGGATCACTACTTCTTCTGATGCCCATTGTATAACGTTAGAACTGCTGTCGCAGAACTTCATAAACTTTCTTTCCCACATACTCCTATAGACAATCTTTGTGGGATTGCCCATATACTTCTTTGGATTTTGTGGTTGAAAAATACCTTTGTATGCCATACATAAATATGTAGACTGCACACGCTAAGGAATTTTTAAATGCCAACAGATCCACCATTCTCTCTGCAACAATCCGGACAATCTGGACAGCCTCTTACATCTGATGGAAAGCAATTTACTGCCACCAATAGAAAGCAGGTAAGTGCTGCTAGAGCTTTGAGAGCTGAGTCCATGACTGATTCGGTGATGCGGGCATTGGAGAGTACTCCAGACACGGTTCGTGGTGACCGAAAACGACCTTCTATTTTAAAGTATCCTAGTGAAATCGGATCGGGGGAAATACCCCATGTCATGCAGTTTCAAATATTTTGGAGACAAGAAAACAAAGACTTGACAGACGCTAAAGGTGAGTTGAGCAGAGCAAAACAAGAAAACGAGAAAAAACTGCAAACACTGAACACCATATCGAGTCTTGTGGAGAACGGGAACTTCACATACGAGAACGCGGCAAAGTCTCCGTTGTCTGATACGGGCATTCTTGAAATTCGCAACATGGTGAAAGACAATTCGTTTCTAAAAGTTGTTGATCCATCAATAAATGACAATCTTGCGGATCTGCTAAAGCGCAATCCAGGAGACGCAAAATCTATATTGGAGCAAACTATTAAGTCACAACAGAAAAAAGTTGAATCTATTGCTTTTGCAGTAGAAAATGGAGCAGGAGCGATGGGGTTTGACGATAACGATAAATTGCTTTTGGAAAATCGTTTTCAGGGAGCAGTAGATCGAACATCAGCAACATCAGCCGGAATACTCGGTGGAGTTTTTGGTCTTGGGATTGGTGCTATAGTTGGTGGTCCTGCCGCTGCTGTAGGTCTTGGGATCGGGGGAGCACTAACGGGCATAGGTGTACAACAGGGTGTTAAAAAGTTTCAGGCTGGTCCAAAATACGATCAGATGGTTTCCATCTATCTTCCGTTTTGTACAAGAATAAACAACGAAGACTCTTTTCAGTATGAAGACTCTGGAATGAAAGCAGCGGGTGCAATTGCTGATGCTATGGGTTCTGAACCATTAGATACAGCAGCACAGGCCGGTCTTGCTGGTATTGAATTAGCAGCTGATAGTATTGGACAGGGTGCTGTTGCAAACAGTATTACGGGAACCGTGATTAATCCTCGGTTGGCAAAACTGTTCAAGCAAAAAGACTTTCGAAACTTTTCTTTCTCGTGGGAGTTTTATCCACGCAGCAAGGAGGAAGTAAACATGATTCGTGATATTGTTGAGACATTTCGCTACCACGCTCATCCAGCAAAATTTGGAGAAAATAGTGGATCGCAAATTCAGTTGCGTGTACCAGCAGAGTTTCGTGTTCGTTTTTTGTCTACGAATTCGGATCGGAATAATCAAGCAGGATTTGTTGACAATGAGTACTTACCCAAAATTGGATACTGCGCTTTAAACAGCATACAGGCAGACTACACAGCAAATGGCATATACTCTTCTTTTCAAGATAATTCACCAACATCAATAACTCTCACGCTACAATTCAGTGAGATGGATGTTCTTACCCGAGATAAGATTGACGAAGGATTCTAATGTCTTATTTTACCAAGTTTCCGCTTGTTAACTATCCTCTTGGTGTTGGTTCAAGCCTTAAGTTTGTTTATGTACGGAATTTACTAAGAAGAATTGGTCTTTCAAGCGACCTTAAATCTTCTGCTGGTGCGTTCATAGAGTACGATGTAAAGGACGGAGAAAAACCAGAACATATTGCAGATCGTGTTTATGGAGACGCTTCATATGCTTGGGTTGTTTTGCTAACCAACGATATAGTGAATCCGTATTCTGATTGGTACATGTCTTCTCATTCGTTACAGAATTACATTCAAAAGAAGTATACAGGTTATTTTGCTTTTGTAGCAACTGGTGGCAATTTTTTCTATGGATCAGCAATCGACGCAGGAGCGACACTAATACAAGGATCTGTCTCTGCTCGTGTTTTAGAGTACCATCCCACATTCTGTCGTTTGTTTGTTGATAAACCATTGTCAACAGGATCAGCAACGATCACTGCTACAGGAGGTGTTCAGTATGGAGTGAACATCCATCGAGTAGATGATGGGTATCTTTCGGTTCATCACTTTCAAATTAAAAGACCTTTTGGTAGTTGTGGAGCAAACGAGTTTGTAACTGTTGATCCTTTGACTCAACAAACCAATAGTTACTCTATGTTGGGTGGATTTGTTGGTTCGACTTCGGATGTTTATCCTGATGCCGTAAGCGGAAAAGACTATAGTTCAACCACAGGAATCGTTGACTTGTGGGAAACTTTTGTTGGCGGATACATGGGCATATCAGGTAGCCGCGTCAATCAGTACGCTGTGTCCAATACCGTTTACGAGAGCGAGTTGAATGATTCAAAGCGAACTATAAAGGTTTTGCATCCTCGCTATCTGCCACAAGCAATCAAAGAATTAGAGGGATTGTTGAGAACTTGATATGAACGAAAACGGATCACAAATTCTAAAAGCAGGAGATTATAGAATCGAGAGTCTTATTCTCCACTCTTTAGTAACAGGGGACAGCATTAACCTATCAGGACTGTATAGGTACATTGAAATTTACGAAGACATTTTCTCACCATATCTCACAGCCAAGATCCATATTGAAGACTCATTGAATCTTCCTGAACGAATGCCGATCATAGGACAGGAAAAAGTAGAGTTGGTTTTCAAGACCGACATCTCTCAAATGAAAAAAATAGAAACGGTGTTTAGAGTTTACAAACTAGACTCTCAAGAGGTCATGACCAACGGAAAATCACAGAACTATATTCTTCATCTCATAAGCGAGGGAGGATACTTTAATTTTTCCGAGTACTGCGGATACAGTCTTAAAGGTCAGACATCCAAAATGGTACACTCGGTTTTTACCAAACACTTTCCTGAAAGTGTATGGAAACAGAAATTAGAAGTCGAAGACACTAACGATAATTACTCCTTCGTATTGTCCAAGTCATATAATCCATTCAAGGCAATATCATGGCTTGCTTCTAAAGCACACACATCAACCGCACAAGACTACAGTCCATTTTTGTTTTACGAAACCATTGACGGTCACCGATTCAAGAGTGTGTCTAAAATAATAGAAGACGGATCAGTAAACATAATTCCGTATTTGTATACACCTGCGAATGTTGCTGTACCTGATGGAGATGTTGAGAGTGTTTCTTTTTCTACAGTTTTACCCTCACGATACCACAGAATACAGAAATTGGAAGAGATGTCCAGGTTTGATGCCGTATCAAACATAATGCACGGAACAATATCTTCGCTGATGGAAGTGCATGACTTGATTCGTAAAGAGGTGAGAAATCATACTTTCTATGAATCCGATGTTTTTGACTCTACTAGAAAATTAGGAGAGTTCAACCATTTTAGAAACACAGATCCAGAAGCAGACAGACTTCTGTCTAGGGGTGCTGCGTATTTTTATATGCCTTCTACGGGATACACAGTACACAACAAAAGCAATCCTATAGTAGACAATTTCCAAACAGAGTCTATGTTTCAGAAAAACAGGCACCACAAAAACAACTTGTTAACTCAAAAAATTATGATTCAGGTGTTTGGTGATACTAGGCGTAGGGTTGGAGATATTGTTGAAATAATTATACCAAAAATACAGTCTGATGCTCACCTGTTCGATGATCCCAACGACAAGAACATTGGTGGAAAATACATGATCACTAGTATTAAACACAATCTCGCAACATCGTATATTTGTAAATACGAGTTGTCCAAAACTTATATGGGGGTGTGATGAAAGGTTATCTTGGAAAAGAAGGATTTGTGTGGTGGCACGGAGTCGTTGAAGATGTCAACGATCCTCTGTATCTTGGACGGTGCAGAGTTAGAGTTTTTGGATTTCATACAGATAATTTGTCGGAATTGCCAACTGCCGATTTGCCGTGGGCGTATCCCATGCAACCCGTAACTAGTGCAGCGATATCTGGAATCGGAACCTCTCCCACAGGACTTCTTGTTGGTTCTCATGTGTTTGGTTTTTTTAGAGATGGAGAAGAGGCGCAAGATCCTGTTATTATTGGATCTTTTGGTGGAATACCCATGCGTGCTGCGGATGTCAGCAAAGGATTTTCTGACGGCAGTGGACGATATCCGGCGAAACAAGAAGATGTGGATCTTCGAAAGTTTCCTATAGGTGTTTCAGTGGTAGAAGAACAGGACACTAATCGAATTGCCAGAAACAACAATTCAGATCAGATGGCATCTACGGTTGTGGGATATAAAACAGCAACCACAAAAACACAAATAGCAAGCACACCAGATATAAATGGTGGATTCAGGTGGAACGAGCCAGTAACACCGTATGATGCAGCGTATCCAAAGAATCATGTTCGGTATACCGAAAGCGGTCATGTAGAAGAATGGGATGATACACCCGGTTCTGAGCGGGTTCACACATATCACAATTCGGGGTCGTTCACGGAGATTGGAAATGGATGGAAAGACGCTAAAGGAACCCCAACAAATCCCGATGGTACTCGGGTTCAGAGAATTGTTGGTGATGACTATGAAATTATTCACGGAAACAAAAAGGTGTACATATCAGGAACCGAGGGACTGAATCTTGTGGTGGACGGTGCGGTAAACCTAACCATCAATGGAGGAGGCAACATACAGATCAGCGGAAGCACAAAAATACTTGCAAAGGATGATGTGAGCCTACAAATCGAGGGTTCTCTAAAAGCATCAGGTAAAAAAATTGAATTTTATGCGGATGGAGACATTGGATTTTCTGGACGTAGCATATCGTTTATTACCGACAGCAATGTAATGGTGATGCAGCAGGGCAAGCGCATTGAAGTGAACTCGGGTGCGCCTGTCCTGAAGCCCAAACGGGTTAATGTGAAGGGTGAATGACATGAATTACCGAGGATCACATCGCAAATATGTGCGAGGCACATCTCAATACGAGGTGTATGTCTACGGTGATGTGGTTGAACGAAACGGAGTATCGTATGTGTGCAATGTTGAAAGCACAAAAGGCTATCTGCCCGAAGAATCAAATTCGGGATTTATTCCAATTGGTGACGGACTTGGTGCTACCGGAGCACAGGTTGATGGTGGAAGTTATACCTAAATAAACGGGGAGAAAATAATGCCAGGATTCGGAGTATGCAGAGCAAATATAGACACAGCGGGAGGAACCATTCTCGTGGGTAATCCGTCCTTTTTTGTGGACGGGTTTCCTGTTTCTGTAGAAGGAAATCCAGTACAGAATCACGATAACGATTCTCCTCACAATAATAATCCAGTTATGGTTCAAGGCAATTCAAATTTTCTTGTTGGTGGTATTCCTGTGTGCACTATTGCTAGTCAAGCAAGTTGTGGACACCAACCTACAGGTTCAAGTACTTTTTTTGTGGGGTAATCTATGGCAGAAACACCGTGTCCATGCAAGCAAAAACTAACAGACGGCGAAAAGGGAATTCTCAATTTTGGCTTGAGCAACGAGATGCTAAAAAATCCCAACTCCGCTGCCATAGGTGTAGCGCGGCAGTTGGGTCAAGCGAACGCTAGTCGGTTGGAAGGGTTGATACAGTCTGCAACTGTGACTACATCGCCACCAGGAGAGTTGTCGTCACCATTGGTGCAGGCACTTCCGCAGTTACAAGCAGCAAAGACCTCGGTTACGCAATTACAAAATACTGTTACTGCATTCGATGCAGAATGCAATAGATTTACAGATCCAAAGCAGTTAGTGAATATTATTAGTTCACTGAGTTTGTTTGGAGAACTGTCGTGTGCTTTGGGAATTGAAGGTCTTGATATTGGTGGTGGATTAAATGTGGTGAATCAAAACGGTCAACTAAGTATCAACTATGCGGTCGCCGCAAATGTTGACCTTGAAAAGGTACTAAATCAATTCAGTGACGGCAATTTGGGAACTGATCTAGCAGGAAGGGTTGAGCAATTACAAAGCGGACTGAATACTGCATTTCAGGCATTAGATGCTGCAAACGCTGCAATTGGAGATGTAGTAGCAAAAGCGGCAGCGATTCAAAACGAAGCCGCTAATTTTATTCAAAAATACACAAGTATCAACTCTCTAGCCAATCTAGTAAATGAAGCAAACACCGACCCATGTTTTAAACTTGGAAGCACTCTAAACGGTAGCCTTGTTAGTCCCCAATTTATTGATGCGGTTCGGGGTAATTCTATTGGATTTGGAACGAGCGCAAGATGACCACAGACACCCCAATTACAGAGCATATGTCTAGCATCAAAGATGTATCTATGATGGTTGGAGAGATTATTGGAATATTTGTAATTGGGTTGGGTGTTGGAGTTGTTAGTGCTTTGAGAAAGAAGAAACTGTCCTTTAAGTTTTGCAAAGCAGAAGAAACCAAGTTTGTGCAGACTCATAGCAGAATACACGAACTTCTAACCGAACTCAGAATCACCATCAGGGCTTGTCGATGTCTTATTTTTCAGTTTCATAATGGTGGGTCTTTTGTGGATGGAACCTCAATCAAGCGGTTTTCGGTAACACACGAGTCATACGAAAACGGAATTCAGAGTATAATGCTTGACTCGCAGGATGTTCTTCTTACCAGATACGCAGATGTTATCCGAATAATGGAGGATCGCGGTGGAGTAATTATTCGAACAGATAGCCTACCGCAGTCATCGTTTCGGTCTGGACTTGAGATAAATAACGTGGAGTACTTTAGTGTTGTTCCACTAAAGTTCGATGATGGTTTAACTCCACTTGGATTCTTGTGTTGTCATTGGTGTTCCTCTGCGGAGTTGGACGAGATTAACCGAGAAGGGGTTTCAGAACAAGCAGTAGGAGAGTTAATAAAAGATAGTTCAAGAGTCATACAGTCACACATGACGCAATCTAAACGGAAAAAGCGATAATGCCACTACGAGTAGTAGGAAACAACGAAGCAGTTTTCACCGATATCGACGCTACCTTTGCTAAAAATCCAAAGGACTCGGATGTTATTTTGGCTAAAGATTCTCGCGCAATCAAGACCGCGATTCGAAATTTGCTTGCAACTTCATACGGAGAACGACTATTTCAGCCAAACATTGGATGTTCTTTGCGAAATCTGCTGTTCGAGCCAATAGACGCAATCACCACAATAGAAATTCGTGACAGAATTTTGAGTACGCTAAAAAATCACGAACCGCGTATAGAAAGTGTTATTGTTGATGTTATTTCAAATCCAAACGAAAACTACTACACCGTTAATGTTGAATATTCTGTAAGAGCAGTGGGAGACACAGATAGAGTAACAGTAGTATTAGAAAGGCTGCGCTGATGGCTAATCCCAACAGTTTCAACATCGTAGGATTGGATTTCAGCGAAGCAAAGGCTTCTCTGAAGTCTTTTTTATCAACACAAGAAACTCTCAAAGATTACAATTTTGACGGTTCTGTTCTGTCTACAATTCTGGATGTACTTGCTTACAATACTCACTACCAAGCGTTTTACGCAAACATGGTTGCTAACGAGATGTTTTTAGACAGCGCAGTAATGCGACCTTCTGTTGTGTCTCACGCAAAGGCACTTGGATATGTTCCGTCTTCTAAAAAAGCATCAAAAGCGGTTTTGACTGTTTCTGCTGGTGGTGCAGACTCCAACACATATCTATCGCGTGGTTCGGAGTTCACGGGAACAGATACAGCAGGAACACAATACAAGTTTGTTCTTCTTAATACTGTGTATGCAGACACCGTTAGTCAGTCTTTCAAGAACATAGAAGTTCATGAAGGCACTCTTCGCAGAATGAGTTATGTGTACAATTCCAACAAGAAGGACTCTTCCATTCTTCTTGTTCCAAATGATAAAATGGACACTACCACATTGAGAGTTCGTGTTCAGGCTTCTGCTAGTGACTCTACTGGAATCGCTGATGTTTGGTCGTATTCTGAGTCTTATATTGACCTTACTCCCAATTCAAAAGTATTTTTTCTTCAAGAGAAGGAAGCGGGTATGTACGAATTGTACTTTGGAGACAATTTCTTGGGCAAGCAACCCGCTGCTGGTAGTCTTGTTACTGTTGAGTATCTTGAAACAAACTCTGCTGTAGCAAACGGAATCAGTAATTTTTCTTCGAGTATATCTGGAATAGGTGCAATTCAGTGTAATACTGCTTCATATGGAGGCATGGCAGAAGAAACTATTTCACGAATCAAGTTTCTTGCTCCCAAATTTTATAAATCACAGAATCGTGCAGTAACGGAAGACGATTACATTGCAACCACAATAAAGAAGTACCCTAACGCAGATTCTGTTTTTGTGTACGGTGGTGAGACAACTAATCCACCTCAATACGGCAAAGTATTCATAGCAATAAAACCCAAGGCAGGAACAGCACTAACAGCAAGTCAGAAGGTATCGCTTGCAAAAACCATAAAGGATGAGTCTTCTGTAGTAACTGTTACTCCTGAAATTATAGATCCTGACTACATTGATATTGTGATTGATTCCACAGTCACATACGATCCAACACAAATTAATATTGGAATTGGAACACTGAAAGCACTTATTGTTGCTTATGTGTTCACCTATTCGTCTTCCAAACTTGAAACCTTCGGATCTAATTTTTATCTTTCCAAACTAATAGAGGGAATAAATGGAATCAATTCAGCGATTCTTTCAAACCAAAGTTCTGTACTGATGCGTAAAACCGTTAACCTATCAACACTAGTTTCTTCTAAAGGATTTGTGATGAATTTTGCAAATCCAATACATCACGAAGATGGAGAAGACTGTGGTTCTGTTATTACATCAAACACGTTCTCACACATTAATACGGTTGGTGTGGTTGTTTCTGATGTATACATTGAAGACGACGGAAAAGGTAAAATTAATTTGATGAGAGCAGAAGAAAACGGAGTAAAGATTGTTGTGTATCCAAATGTTGGAACTATCGAATACGCTCGTGGAATACTGAAGTTCTCCACTTCATTCTCTCCTATCAGCGACAATCCCTTGTTTACCGTTACAGTAGAACCACAGAACACAGACCTATTTGTTTTCGAAAACAAGATAATGCGCGTAAACCGAGCGTACACCGATTCCATTAAGGTGGGTATAAGCACACAGACTGATCGAAAGAAAGTGATTCGAGGATGACATCATGATAGACATCAAGAACATTATTCTTGATACACATACTGATAAATTAGAGAATTTGCTGTCCGCTTTTATACAGGAGCAGTTTCCTCAATTCATACGATCAGATTATCCCAAACTAATACTGTTTATTAAAGCATATTATGAGTGGCTTGAGACGCAGAACAATCCAGGATATGTTCTCTCCAAACTTGATTCTGTTGGAGATGTGGATAAAAATCTTGAAGAGTTTTATTCTCACTTCAAGAACACTTATTTGGAGTATTTTCCCGATATTTTGGGAACAAACATTGATGGAAACAAGCCAAACAAAAAGACACTACTAAAGAAAATTAGAGAATTTTATGGAAATAAAGGCACAGAGAGTGCTTACAAGTTTTTGTTTCGTGTGCTGTACGACAGTGATTTGGAAATTTACTATCCTAAAGCAGACATACTCAAAGTGTCTGACGGTAATTGGATAGAGTCAAAATCCATTAAAACCAGCACCTCCAACGGAACCGCATTGTTCGGTGTAAAAAACGGTGAAATATCACAATACGAAGACACTACTCTGGTTGCTTCAGCGTTCATAGACGATGTTGTTCAGTATGTTTTCAATGGACAATTAATCACTGAGTTTTTTATCAAAGACATTGTTGGAGATTTTAAACCAAATAAACCTGTTGTTGTTCGTAAAGATTCTACTCAGTACTATGAAACACCATACAGTGTGCTTGGAGAGTTCTTTATTGAATTGCCAGGAAGTGGATATCAGATTGGTGATCTTGTAACAGTTCAAGACTCAAATGGTGTTGGTTTCTCTGCTCGTATTGAACAAATCGGATTGGCAGGAACAATCAAAAAGATTTCTATTTCAAACTCAGGCATCAATTATCCAAATAGTATAGTGGCAAACATTGTTTCGGAAGGGGGACAGCAAACCGCTAAAGTCTTGTTACTTTCTGGTGCTGTTACGAATTATCCTGGATACTTTTCAGGAAACCGAGGTAAGGTATCGTCTAACAAATACATTCAGGACGGAAATTATTATCAAGATTTTTCGTATGTTCTCAAGTCCGAAGTGTCGTTTGATCAGTATTTTGATGTTTTGAAAACCATTATACACCCATCGGGAACTCGTATGTTTGGATCTGTGTTGGTGAAAAAGCAGTTTGATAATCAGTCTTCGTCTAGTTCTCAAGGAACATTTATAGAGACTCCACTGGTAGGGCAGTACACACCGTATACATTCAGCACAAGTATAAATCTTCGCAAAAACGGAAACCAAAGTGCTGGTTACTGGTTGGGAGTGACTGGTGATTTGTATCCATTGGGATACAATCCATACATTGGCAGTACTTTAGAAGTGGGATCAAACGGGGAAACCACAGCAAACGGAACAGTTTTTGTGTATTCTCAACTGGGATACACTTGGTGCTATGTACCTGAAAACGGTATCACATCACATAATCCTATTGGTGCTGCTTTGGGAAGCACTAGTGCGTGGTACGCGAACCGTGAGAGCAATCTTACTCCTGAAGGCATGAACGGTTTGGTGCTGTGGCTGAAGCCAGAGAATATCGGGGTGTGTGGTTCCGTGGTCAACGGTGCAAGCGCGGATGTGTGGACGGACGCATCGCCTTCTGCCAATCACGCACTGCCGCCCACATGGGATCGGTGGAACGGTGTACTCACCACCACATACACTGGTACACCTAGTGGCGATTGGAGTAAACAGGTGTATACCACAAACCCAATAACAAAGTTGCAGTTTGTTTTTAATGGCTTGTGTGGTGGGTTTACTACTGGAAGATTGGTAATGGTTGGACTAAATACCGATCCGTACACGAATGCCGATTACACTAGCATTGATTACGCTCTTTTCAGTTACGGTCCATACGATTCTGGTGCAAGTCTGAATGTCACTAGGCAAATTAGGGTATACGAAAGTGGTGCGAACATTGGATCACTAGAAAACACTGGAACGAATTACTCTGCTTTGGACAACAGTGTTTGCGAGGTTGAATACAGCGAGCCAAACATAATATATCGTGTTGGAGGCGTGGTTAAACGAACAGTGTACGCTGGTTACGGAAAAACTTACTACATGGACTCTAGTTTCCATGGGGATTCGTCCTATCCTACTCAAAACGGACACTCGCTCACCATTTTGGGAATGTGGAACGGAACTAATCCCGTCACCCCAACAGCCGCCACAACCTTCACCACAGCCGGTTTGACTACTGTGATATACGCAGGAGTCACCGTGGACAAACTGCGCCCAACCCTGCAAACCGCAGGATTCGGTGGAGCCACAGGAATTTCATTCAACGGTGGACTGGTGTTCTCTCCACAAACCACATATGGTGGGATCAGTCTTGCAGCAGGCATCTGCATGGGGTTCACTGCCGCAGGTAGTAGTGCGGAGAAACTGCTCACTGGACAGCACCTGTATCTTAAGCGTCCGCTAAAGGTCACTGATGACGCAGACATCTTTGTGGTGTATCGTCCCACACTTGAAGGTTTTAGTTACGGGTACGGTGTGCTTGCGTCTCGCAATACAAATGTCATGTACGGCAACAACGTGAGGTTTGACTCTGTGATATTCAACCGCTCGTATAACGAACAAGACCGAACAGCAGCACAGCAGAACAGCACTTACTACACAGTATTACCAAATGGCAGACTACTGTATCCTGGTGCGTCACTACCGCCGGTGGGTTTGTTTGGTTTTCGTCCGTGTGGTGATCAGACAGGGGTGCTTCAGAACAGCATTGTATACGATCCTCATGTTTCTGGAGTGTGTTTGGGAATTTGCGTGGGTGAAGCCGTTCGTGACTCGTACAATAAGATTGAAGTGTTTGTGAACGGGGATCGTGGACTGAACAAGTCTCGGTCTACGGGTAGGCGTGTGGCTTCGGTGTCTTCTCCGTCCGCTGAAGACTGGGCAATCACAAACAATCTGATTTACAGCTTTGACGCAGGCAAAACCGCTTCACTGGGCGAGTTTGTGACCGCAAAGACTGCCAATCTGCTTGATCCGTATCCGTTCCGCGAAACACCGCTAAACTTTATAGGTCCAATTGCTCCGTCCATGTGGAGAAGAGATTTTGTAGATAATGACACGAACTTTCCCATTACATTGGTGACACAGGACGGAGGAGCCAGCATAGGCACGGATGAAGTATACGAAATGACCACAGGAATCAGTGGCAACAT